TGGGTATTATATTACTGAAGACGGCAAAGCTTATCGAGAACCTGGCAAATATGACAGAAATGGTCACTACGGCAAAATTAACGAATATGGATTGATATATCTAAAACCTGGATACAGAGGTTGTCCAGGTCGTCCAGAATTTCAATATGAATGTATTAATATTTCAGTACGGGATGAAAATGGAAAATATCTGAAACAAATTAAAAGAAGTATTCATCAATTGGTAGCAGAAGTATTTGTTCCTAACCCAGAAGGACATACTGAGATATTGCATTTAGATGATAATAATCGGAATAATCATTATAAAAATTTAAAATGGGGAACACACAAAGAAAATATGGAGGCAACGGGTTTACCAGAAGGGAGTATTAGGAAAGCAAAAGGAAATTCTAGTAATTATATTAAGAAAGATTGTGATTGGGTTTTAATTCCAAGCACTAGACCTCCTTGGAATAAGGGATTAAAGGGAGTTTCTTGGAATACCTTACCTGATGGAACTGTTACAACAAGAAAAGTAAATGGAAAACCCGGTACTTTTATAAAACAAAATGGTGAATGGGTATATCAGAAAAAAAGAAATGATTAACACTCCCATAAAAAAATTTTTTCATATATAAAAAATGGCAACAGGGTTCAAAGATATGCAAAAAAATCCGCAGAAAAATTTTACAACTATAGAGATCGACCCAGTATCTGGTGAGCATTATATTGTGATACCTGAGTGGATTTGTGATGAGAAGGGATGGTACGAGGGAGTCGAAGTCAATATTGAGGATGAGAATGACTGTATTATCATCAGAGATGTAAATTGACAATGTATAGATAGAGTGTTATGATACTGAAGTAACGTTACCGAATTATGACTAAAGGATTCACTGTAAAAGCAAAAACACCAAAACCATCTGAGAGCCCTGAAGAATGGGACTATGATAAGGCAAGAGAAATGGTGAAAGGCAAGTCCATTGTGTTTTGCCTACCTGGTAGAGGGGTATCTTATACGTATCTCAAAAGTTTTGTACAACTTTGCTTTGATCTGGTACAATCAGGAGCAAGCATTCAGATTTCGCAAGATTATTCATCAATGGTAAACTTTGCACGATGTAAATGTTTAGGTGCGAATGTACTGCGAGGACCGGATCAGATTCCTTGGGACGGAAAGTTAAAGTATGATTATCAATTATGGATTGATAGTGACATTGTGTTTAACACTGAAAAGTTCTATCAGTTAATATTGATTGACAAGGACATTGCTGCAGGGTGGTACATGACCGAAGATGGTAGAACCACAAGTGTTGCGCACTGGTTAGAAGAAGATGATTTCCGAAATAATGGTGGAGTCATGAATCATGAGACTGGTGAGAGTATTTCAAAACGTCGTAAACCATTTACTGTAGATTATACAGGATTTGGATGGCTTTTGATTAAGCACGGAGTCTTTGAACACGAGGATATGAAATATCCATGGTTTGCTCCTAAGATGCAAGTTTTCGAATCTGGAGAGGTTCAGGACATGTGTGGAGAGGATGTAAGTTTCTGTCTGGATGCAAAGGAAGCAGGATTTGAGATTTGGTGTGATCCTCGCATTCGCGTTGGACACGAAAAGACTCGGGTGATCTGATGACACTGACAGAGTATACAATTCTCCATAAGGGAAAAGTTCTTTATAAGGGATTGACAGAAGAAGAATACTTTGATATGATGGAGAATCTTTCGATAGAGTATTATCAGAAAGGTTGTCCAAGACCACAAGATCTAGAAACAAAAATCATTAAAGGAGTTTAAGTTATTATGGCAGTACGTGCAAAGATTGGTTTAGTCAAAGACGGTTTTATGCCTGGGAAACCCAAAAAGACTCGTCAAGGAAGTGGAAAGCACACGAAGTATGCAGCTACTTCTCGTAATGGGAAGCGTAAGATGTATCGTGGTCAAGGGCGATAATACGATAATACATACTTTTAGTTTTAAAAGTATCATATGGCATGTTTGATAGCAAATCTTCCGTCACAAGAAGTATGGATACGTAAAGAATATCTAACAGATCATCAAAGTGGGCATGGTGAGTTCGTCAAAGGCGTCTGGGTTTCGATTAAGTCGATTCCTGGACGTGCTTTTTATTTTGAGACATATTTACCAGAATATGCGGCAATGTACGATAAACTGCCTATCAGTGCCTTTGTATCGGTTCCAAAAATTCCTTCTCCTGATATGAACCTACCAAATCTACAGTTTTGGAACTGTATGGATTATGGAGTCGTTTCTGTAGATAAAAAATTTATAGGTTCAATGGATTTTGAGTGTTATACAAGAGATCATGGTATTGTAAAAGGCATCTATGTCTGCACAATTGACAATTATCATCATGATCCAGATTATGTTGATTGGGCAACGAGTGAAAATCCTGCAGAACATAAGTCACATAATCTTATTGAACTTGAAAATGGACAATATGCTCTATATCCAAACAATCGATTGCGCATTTATGACAATAGTCTGACACCAGTTGAACCAAAAATGCCTGACTTTAAGGTTTCGACACAATATTATCAAGTTGAAAATGGAAATGATCGACTTGGAATGGGTCGTGAAGATGAATATTTCTGGAAAACGGCAAAAGAACGTGAAAATTTGCCTGAAGAAGATAAAAATAAATAAAAAAAGGGATAGAAACCCCTCAAAAAGTTCTGATTTTACCAATCAGGAGCAAAATGGGAAATTCACCAGTCGATAGAAACAAAAAAATCATGAGAGAAGTGTGGGGAACAACAAGTTTAACATCAGATTATTGGTCATTACCACATAAAACTAATGATGATCCAGAAGAAAGAGTGATTCAAGAGATTATGCACGATGATTTGAAGTCTGGGATGAAGAATCTTCAGGAATAAGATATAAATAAATCAAGAAAACTCTTTACCAATGGCAGTTCAAAGGATATCTAGATCATTTAAGGATATTAGCTTGTCTTTTGTGCCTCATCCTGTGACAAAAGACTTACCTATCCTAAAAAATGAGAATGCGATTCGTCGTGCGGTAAGAAATATTGTAGAAACTATCCCAACAGAGAGATTTTTTAACTCTTTGTTGGGTTCTGATGTAAGAAGAAGTTTATTTGAATTTGTAGATTTTGGTACTGCATCTATTATTCAGGATCAAATCTTAATCGCAATTGAAAATTTTGAAGAAAGAGTTGATAATGTAGTTGTTGAAGTAGATCCTCAACCAGATACTAATACATTTAATGTAACTGTAATCTTTGATATTGTAGGTCAAGAGTTTCCAACACAAGAATATTCATTCCTCCTAGAGGCAACGAGATAAAATGCCTTTTACAAAGTATACAAATCTAGATTTTGATCAGATAAAAACTTCTATCAAAGATTATCTCCGTGCCAACTCTACGTTTACGGATTTTGACTTTGAAGGATCTAACTTTTCAGTATTAATAGACACTTTAGCATATAATACTTATATCACAGCATTTAACTCTAACATGGTTGTAAATGAATCCTTTTTGGATTCGGCAACTCTTAGAGAAAATGTTGTATCTTTAGCAAGAAATATCGGATATACACCCCGTTCTAGAACGGCATCAAAGGCACAGATATCATTTAATGTAACAGCACCCCCAAACACAAAAACATTGACCTTAAAGTCGGGTATAGTCTGTGTTGGGAGTGTAAATGACACATCATATACATTTGCAGTTCCAGAAAATATCACCGCAAATGTAGTTTCTGGCATTGCATCATTTAATAACATTACAATTTATCAGGGATCATTCTTAACAAAACAATTTGAATATGATGGATCTCTGGATCAGAGATTTATATTAAACAATTCCTTTATTGACACATCAACTTTGAATGTTTATATCAAAAAAGAATCTGATAGTGGAAGAGGAGTTGAATATAATTTATCAAGTAACATTTTTGATATAAATTCAGGTTCTAGAGTTTATTTTATTCAAGAAGTTCAAGATGAAAAATATGAACTTATTTTTGGAGATGGTCTTATTGGAAAGAAATTGGGAACGGGTGTTGATTCTGATGGCAATATTATTACAGCAAATTACATTGTTACTGATGGAAAAGATGGAAATGGTGCCGCATCATTTTCATTCTCTGGTACTTTAGAAGATGATAATGGACAAATCATAAATCCAGGAACAATAATAGTTACGACTAACCAAACATCACAAAATGGATCTGATATTGAATCTCTAAATTCAATCAAATACTATGCTCCAAGAATTTATTCTTCACAATACAGAGCAGTTACATCAAGTGACTATGAGGCAATTATTAAAACAATCTATCCTGACACTGAGTCTGTATCCGTAGTTGGTGGGGAAGAATTAGATCCACCAGAATTTGGAACTGTACAAATAAGCATAAAACCAAAGAATGGATCTTTTGTTTCTGATTTTAATAAATCTCAAATTTTATCCAATCTTAAAAAATATTCAGTCTCTGGAATTAATCAGAAAATAGTAGATTTGAAGATTCTATATGTGGAATTAGATAGTGCGGTTTATTATAACAATTCCCAAGTATCAAGTCCCGACTCATTAAGAACAGATGTTATAGATTCTTTAACTTCTTATTCAAAATCTTTGGATTTAAACAAGTTTGGTGGGAGAATCAAATACAGTAAAGTGCAACAAGTAATTGACAATACAAACACTGCAATCACATCAAATATCACAAAAGTTATAATTCGTAGAGATTTAAAACCAGTTTTAAACAAATTCGCACAATATGAATTGTGTTTTGGTAATCAATTTCACATAAAACCACAAGGTCTCAACATTAAGTCCAGTGGTTTTAAAATATCAGGAGAATCCTCTACAGTATATCTTAGGGATACTCCAGATGTCAATTTAGGACAAACAAGTATAACTAGTGCCTCTCAAGCTGGTAATGTTTTTCTGAATAGACCAGCATCAATATCTGCAAAAACTGGTGTTCTTTCATTATTTAAAATTGATGATAATGGTAACGTTGTGACTGCTGCCAAAAATGTAGGCACTGTTAATTATGAAAAGGGAGAAATTATTTTAAATACAATAAACATTACAGAAACATCTTTAAGTAGTGGGGTCATTGAGATTCAAGCATTCCCAGAATCAAATGATATAGTCGGATTAAGAGACCTTTATTTGACTTTGGATATCAACAATAGTACCATAAATATGTTAAGGGATGTGATTGCTTCTGGTGATGAAATATCTGGAACAAGATTTATTAACGATTTTTATACTTCAAGTTATTCAAACGGAAATTTAATAAGAAAGTAATATGATACAGACAGGTTTTGATAGCAGAGTAAAGATTCAGCAAATTGTAGAAAATCAACTTCCAAGTTTTATATTGGAAGAGAGTCCAAATGCGTCTGAATTTTTAAAACAATATTACATCTCACAAGAATATCAAGGTGGACCTGTAGATATCAGTGATAACTTAGATCAGTATTTAAAGTTAGATAATCTAACCCCAGAAGTTATAGTCGATTCTACTATATTATCGAATGATATAACTTCTAGTGAAACTACGATTCAAGTTTCAAGTACTAAAGGATTTCCAAATCAGTATGGATTACTTAAAATTGATGATGAAATTATAACTTATACAGGAATAACTGCAACTAGTTTTACTGGTTGTATTCGTGGATTTAGTGGAATAACAAACTATCATGATAGTTTGACTAATGAATTAGTATTTTCGTCAACAGATTCACAATCTCATAGTGCCAATTCATCTATTCAAAATTTAAGTTCCATCTTCTTAAAAGAATTTTATAAGAAATTAAAATATACGTTCACTCCCGGACTAGAAGAAGTCACTTTTGTAGAAGAACTTAATGTAGGAAATTTCATAAAAAATGCAAAGAATTTTTATGAATCAAAAGGAACTGATGAATCTATAAAAATATTATTTAAAGTTATTTTTGGAGAGAATCCAGACATAATTAATTTAGAAAATTTCCTAATAAAATCATCAGCAGCAAATTATATTCGAAGAGAAATTGTAATTGCAGAGGCAATCTCTGGTAATCCTATAGAAATTATCGGACAAACATTAATCAAAACATCGGATTCAAATACAAATGCATCTATTTCTTATGTTGAACCATTCACTGTAAAGGGAAAACAATTTTACAAAATTGAATTGTTCATTGGATATGATGAACTATCTACAGTATTTGGGAATTTTATTATTACACCAAATACAAAATCTTTAGAAACAGTTTCTATTGGATCATCTGTAGTTTCTGTCGATTCAACAATTGGTTTTTCTGATTCGGGATCTTTTATATCTGGTACAAATTCAATTTCATATACTAGTAAAAGTGTAAATCAATTTTTTGGATGTAGTGGGATTGATAGTGCTATCAATAAAGGAGATAATGTTAGATCTAATGATACCTACTTTTCATATGAAAATGGAGATATTACAAAAAAAGTAGAGTTAATAATATTTGGAGTTATAAACAACATAGTACAAAAAAGTGAAGTTGTTTCTGTAGATGAAGGAGATATAGTTTATGTCAAAAATATTGGTGATAATGTAAGAAATAATGGTAAAAATTATAAAGAAATATTTTCAAATTCTTGGATATACAATACAAGTACAAGATATCAAGTTTCAGGCATTACTAACCCATTTATATTATTTTCAAAAATTGATAAATCAAGTTTAAAAGTTGGTGACTTAGTAGAGTTTATTGATAGATCTACTGATAACACAGTCGAATCTTCTACTTTTACATATATTACTAATGTTGATAGCATTAGTAATACTATTGATTTAGAAGGAATTCCTTCCTTAGATTCAAACAAAAACTATGATATAAGAAGAATTCTGAATAAGTCATCTGCTTCTTCAGAAAGTATAGAATTTGGGAACAGTGTTATTCTTTCAGATGTTTTAAATTTATATACAGATGAATCTGAATATGCTTATGTTGCCACTAATTCATTACCTTCTGAAAAGATAGATGGTATTTCTATAAGTAATCATAGGCTTGATATTGATTCTTCAACTAAAAAAGT